TTTTTCGCTGTAGGGTTTTTCAATAAATAATAGTGTACACGAGGTTACAAACGATGAAAACTATCGAAGAACACATTCAGTATGACTTAGAACACGTTAACGACCCAACTGTCTCCAGTGCTGCTAGAAGGCACTTTAAGGAGGAGTTACATGAGTTACAGGAGTACGCTGAACACCACAAAGAAGAGATCGAAGCAGGGGATCATCACGACCCTAACGCATTAGAACTATTCTGCGAATTTCACCCAGATGAACCTGAGTGCTTAATTTACGATGATTAAATGAACTTTATTGGCATATATGATGACATTTTGACTGCCGATGATTGTAATGTCATAATTCAATATTTTAACAAATCCCCTGACAAGGAAGAGGGGAAGATAGGGTATGGTTTTGTCGATCCAGAGTTAAAGGACTCCACAGACCTCTATACGAGATTTTCGGAGTCTAGTTTTACTCATAGGATTATCTACAGTGCCCTAGTAAAAGCATTTGGCAGATACGAGGAAGAACATAAAAATTTACAATATACTGACAGATTTACGTTATTTGACAGTTTCAACATACAGCACTATAAACCAAAAGGCGGTTTTAAGTTGTGGCACCATGAAACGACTAATTTCACTAATTATCCGAATCCGCAAACAACACGTGCCTTGGCATGGAGCGTATTTCTAAATAATTGCTCAGATGGTGGAACTATGTTCCTAGAGCAAGGATTTACAATGGAAGCGATTGTGGGTAGAATTGCTATCTGGCCAGCATCATGGACACATGTTCACAAAGGACAGATCTCTGAAATAGAAGAAAAATACATAGCTACTGGTTGGTTTAATTACGAGACTCCATGAATTTTACTGTTTACTCAAAAGACGGTTGCCCATTCTGTGACCGCATCAAACAAGTATTGGCACTTGCCAAATTACAACATGTAGTATATGATCTGAATACGGACTTCAACCGACACGAGTTTTACGAAGAATTTGGCAATGGGGCAACATTTCCTCAAGTCACATGTAATGGTAAAAAACTCGGAGGTTGTACCGATACTGTAAAATACTTAAGAGAGCACAACTTTGTCTAAACCGAATATTGACGATGTTTACGACCTTGCCGAAAAAGCACTGGACGTAGCAATACTGGAAAAGAGGTTCCTGTTCAAAATATACCCTCTCCTAGAGCACTCTAAAACGACCAGAAAGGCGACTTTAGAGTTTTTGGAGTCATCTACTGCTAAAGCGATAGAAGACACCGCACACGACCTTGAGGAGTACATCAAGGGCGGTAAAGATTCAGAACACGTACAAATACGTGAAGCGTACCACTTCCTTAGCAAACCAGAAGCGAGGAAAATTGTAAAATACTTGAGGGGAATTATTGACGATGCCAAAAGATACGAGTGGGATCACCGACCAGGCAGAAGGAAGAAATCCATCGCTAAATAAAGGCATAGAGCTAATGCTCCCACGTAAAAGGAGGGTAAAACGAAGTAATTTCGACTTTGATATGACCCTCCCTTTGTTTAAGTGGAGGTGTCGACTTAGAATTAAACTTGACATCACGGAGAAGCATGGAAACTAACTTAATGATCTGGGTTGCTAGTGTTAGCACCCTATTCGCCTTTGGATTGGGCGGTATAATAGGATGGATATATAGAGGTACCGTTGACCAAAACACATATAAACGTCAATTAGACAATCTACACCCTGAGTTTTTGGATGGTAATGGAGCATATGTCAATGAAGAACTGCTAGCAGTTAAATTCATGGATGATGACCTACTTGACGATGACGAAGATTAGTAGTATACTGATTTGATAGGTAAACTTATTATGGCAAAAAAATTACCAAATGATGCGTTGTTGACTGAAATTATACAACAGGTCTCTTCCGCTAAAACGAAGAAAGAGAAAGTAGAATTATTACAGAAGTACAACAACAATGGACTTAGAGCACTTATGATCATCAATTTTGATGAATCACTCAAGTTCATGCTCCCAGAGGGTGATGTACCATTCAAAAGGAATGAAGCACCCGCAGGAACTGAGCATACTCGACTAGATCATGAGTATAAAGGGTTCTATCGCTTCTTTAAGGGTGGCGATGACACTCTTACCTCTATGCATAGAGAGAAGTTGTTTATACAACTCCTAGAGGGTCTACAGGAAGATGAAGCGGATTTATTCATTCTTGCCTGTAACAAGAATCTTCAATCTAAGTATAGAGTGACCAAAGCGGTGGTATCCGAAGCATTCCCTCAAATTGAGTGGGGCAATAGAGGATGACCGTTTGGGGTAAGAACCAAGACGTTCCTGAGAAACAGGACAAATACAATATAGTTGTTCTAGAGATTGATTGCGATAAGAAACTCGCTGACAATCCTAAACTTCCTCGTAATTCATACCTTGTCACTTACATGACAGATGGAGTAGAGCATCATGACATCATTATTGGTCTTAAGGTCAATATCTTTGATTGTTATTATGATTCTCTCGGCAAGGGCAGTTTAAAAAGTATAGAGTACACCAGTGGACAAGTCACAGCAAAACTCTTCGATGCCAACAAATACATTGACGCATCAAATAAAGGAGCTACAAAAAAGAAAAAATGACTTGTTTGACTTCAAGTCAGAAACAGAGGATATCGACGATCTAGCAGACGAGATATTCGAGGCACTTTATCAACATACAGCAAAACAACGTAATGAAACTGAGACCGACACCAGTCAAACTGATATCAATAACCCCTGATGCTGAAAAGACCATGGGGTACATCGCAAGAGTATCTAACCCCAATAATCAGGAGAATCCTAAAGTAGCAGGGTTACTTAAATACTGTATTCAGCATGAACACTGGTCGGTGTTTGAGCAAGCACACATGACACTAGAGATTACAACCACTAGAGGTCTAGCAGCACAAATATTGAGACACAGGTCATTTACGTATCAAGAGTTTAGTCAGCGATATGCTAATACTAACCTATTGGGTGAGATACCCATACCAGACTTGAGAAGGCAGGACGAGAAGAATAGACAGAATAGTATAGATGATATAGACCCAGATGAAAGAGATAGACTACAAAAGGTCATAGCAAAGTATTTTGCTGAAGGAATTGACTTATATAATGAACTCATTCGGTCAGGTGTCGCTAAAGAGTGTGCTAGATTTGTACTCCCGTTAGCAACTCCTACCAAACTGTATATGACGGGATCATGTAGATCGTGGGTTCACTATATAAATTTAAGGTCTGCTCATGGGACACAAAAAGAACACATGGACATTGCTGAGGCATGTCGTAGGGTGTTCATTCAACAGTTCCCTACCGTAGCAGAAGCACTTGATTGGACAACATAATGGCAATTTACCCAGTTAAAAACTTAAAAACAGGAGAGATGCAGTCTCTCAACATGACCCTTGCTGAATACGAAGATTGGAGGGACAACCATCCTGATTGGGATAAAGATTGGCAAGCAGGAGTTGCCGATGCTGTCTCAGGTGTAGGAGATTATCAGGACAAACTACCTGATGGTTTCAAAGACCGACTTCGTAATGTCAAAAAACATCACCCTTACGCTAAATTCGAGGCTCCTTAGTCTATGCCAGTTAAAGACAAGAAACAACCTTCAATGGTTGGGTTAACCAAAAGACAGATGAAACGCAAACCTATCAACTCAGGATACCTGACACAGATAAAACCACTAACTCCCTCACAGGAGAAGGTATTTGATGCGTTTTCTAAGCAAAAGAATCTCTACTTATATGGAGCAGCGGGTACAGGTAAAACCTTTATTGGTATGTACCTCGCACTACAAGAGATCCTTAACGAGCAGTCATCTTATGATAAACTATACATTGTCAGATCATTAGTGCCAACCAGAGAGATTGGATTCTTACCTGGTGACCACGATGACAAGGCAGAACTATATCAGATACCATATCAGAACATGGTACGTTATATGTTCAAGATGCCTGATGATGCTAGTTTTGATATGCTATATGCTAATCTAAAAGCACAAGAGACTATCTCATTCTGGTCAACCTCATTCTTACGTGGTACTACACTTGATAACTCTATCGTATTAGTGGACGAGTCACAGAACTTGAATTTCCACGAGTTAGATAGTATTATAACTAGATTAGGTGTCAACACAAAGATTATCTTTGCGGGTGACGCAGCACAAACTGATCTTGTCAAAACAAACGAGAGGAACGGTATTCTAGACTTCATGAAAATCATTCAAGGTATGGATGAGTTTGAAATGGTAGAGTTTGGCATACAAGATATTATCCGATCTGGTTTGGTGAAATCATATCTGATTAATAAATTGAATCTTGGACTTTAAACATTTAAACTTACATAATTTTCCAGACTTAAAAGCAAAGACAACAGCACAGGGTAGACGTTACTTCGTTGAGGGTAATGCCTACCCTTCTGTTACAACTGTGATAGGTGAGATGAAAAAGAAATCTATCCTTGAGTGGAGACGCAAGGTAGGTGAGGAAGAAGCTAATGCTATATCTAAACGTGCGACTACACGTGGCAACAAATGCCACAAATTAGGAGAAGATTACTTAAGTAACAAACCTCTAGACAGGTACAGGGATGACGTGCTATCATTAGGCATGTTTCACCAAATACGACCTTATATTGACAAGATAAATAATATACACGCACTAGAAGAATCACTATATTCTCACACACTAAAACTCGCAGGACGAGTTGATTGTATTGCTGAGTATGATAATGAACTTGCGATTATAGATTTTAAAACGTCAAGTAAGTACAAACGTGAAGAATGGATACAAGACTACTTTTCACAAGAGACAGCTTATGCTATAATGTTTCAAGAACTTACAGGTTTAAAGGTAAAACAACTTGTAACTATCATCGCCACTGAACAAGGGACACCTCAGATCTTTGTTAAGAATAACATTCTAGAGTTCGTACCCAAACTAAAAGAGTACATAGACTACTACAAGGAGATCCATGGCGACTGGTAAAAAACTAAATGATGCCCTAGAGGAAAATTTTATGACTGCGAGCAAGTTTTCGCTTGAAATTGAGAACATCGTCAAAGATGGTTC